TCCTAAGTCACTTTTTATTAAACCCGTATCGGTTAAGATATTACCTGTATCAGACTTAACATTTGCAACGTCGGTTTTTATGCCTGCCACTTGCTGTCCTGTTGCAGCCGACCTCTGATGCATAACAATTGCATCGGCTTCGGCTTTTGATCTTGCTTTGAATGCCATTGTAAACCTCCTTACTACGCCACTGCTACGTCTTGTCGGACAATTAGGATGTTTTCAATAGATGCGCATTTTTTCCAATTTGTCTTTGTCGCAAGCTGTGCGTTCGTTGGTGTTAGGTCTTGACCAGCAACGTTAGTAGGTGCTGCAGATTGCCAACTTAGTCCGTTCGGATGTGCGAAGTAAATTCGTCTGTTGTGAACTCTTACCTCGCCAGCGCTTGCGGCTTCCTCAGCTTTCAAATAGTCAAACATTGTCGAGATAGTAAAAGCACCTTCGCCGAGATAATAAATCGTCGAATTGTTAGCGCCGATATCGCTAGGCACGCTCAAATTATGGCGTGGCATAGATGAGTCGACGTGGATTCTAATTCCAGTGCCTCTTAAAATTGGGTATAGGTTTAGGTTTTCATCTTGAACTTCGACAACCGCTTGAGCAAGGTCAAGAAGCTTATATACATCAGGGTGAACCATCATAAGCTTGATTCTGTCGAACTGATCCCCCATTTGATACAACCCTTCCTTTACAATTGACTCGGTTACTATACCAGCGCTCCTTGAATCTTTGTATCGTGCTGTAATTTCAGATGTACCCCCGCCGTCATTACCGAAAAGGCCTGCTAAAATGTGCAAGATTGCTTTGTGCTCGTTTGTTGCCCAGAAGTTACCGATAAGCTCTGCTAATCCTTCAAGGGGGTCTTTTCCGAGCATATATTGAGCAATAGCAGACTTGCCCCATGCACGTCCTCTGAACAGGTTACGAGCTACCTGTCTGCCAGCTTCGATACCGACAGCGCTTGTCGTGGTGTTAGTGTCTACAAGATCAACGTGCGATTCGCTGTCAATTTTCAAAAGTGGAATATCTACAAGCCGTGCACCGTGGTCCGGATTGATTCCTAAGTCTTCAGGAGTGCAACGAATTGCCGCCCCGCTGTTAACTAATACGTTCTTTCTAAAATAATACTCGTTGACAGCCTTTGCGAACGAAGGCGCCTCTACGGTTTTCAAATCGTCTAATTTAATAGGCATAATATATTCTCCTTTTTATTGTTTATGTAGTCCCTGCTTGTTTTTTCAGGAACGCTGCAAGCTCTGGATTTTCCATCTCAATTTTAGCTTGCATTGTCACCGAACGGGTCTTTGTCTCCCAAGGATTCGTCTCATATGGATTTTTCATTGAATCTGACGTTTTAGTCGGGCTCGGTCTACCCGTTCTTTTTGCGACTTCTTCTTCAATCCTCGCCTCGAGTGCTTTCGTCCACGTCGCGTCGATGGAGTCAAGTTGCTTATCCATCTTCTCCGTGTTCGAGTAGTCCAGCACGTCTAAAAAGCTGTCTGGAATTTTCTTTTCTGTCGCTATCTTAAGCGCTTTAGCTTGATTTTCAGCGATAGTGTATTTTAGTTTGAGCGAATTTATTTCTTCCCTCATTGCCCGAATATTTTTCTGCTCTTCGGTTTCTTGCGGGTTATTCTCCTTTGCTCTTTTTTCAATCTCCTCATTGATAATTTTTTCGAGGTTGTTTTGCTTCCACGTTTCGAGTCCTTTAGAGAAAACTCGATCGGCTTCCTTTTGCATTTCGCTTTTCAGAGTTTGATTGGTCTCAATGAGTTTTTTAATATCGCTTTCTGTTAATTTAGTTAAGTCCACGCCCTTTGTGTTATCAGTTTGACCAGCTTGGTCGCCAGTTCCTGCGCCTTCCCCGCCTTTCGCCCCTTCTTGCGATAGTTGGTGTAGTAGCCATCGTTCCATTGTCTTATTCTCCTTATTGTCTTTTATTTATCCAATAAGTCATAATCTGACTTTTTGAAATATTTCCTTTATCCCTTGCTCGGCAAATCTCATCCCAGTTGTGAAATGAAACTTGCGAGCTTCAACGAATATTGCGTAATGAGCCGCTTGCCATACTTTTGTCTTTACAGCTCCTTCGGTTTTTTCAATAGTATCGCCGTAAGTCGAGTTTCTCAAATTACCCGTTATTATTGGCGTTATGTCTTTGATATGCTTTTCAAGGTGACCTCGAGCGATTACCATTCCAGCATACAGCTTATCAATAGCCTTGCGCTTAATATCGCTACCGTAAGTCTGCACCTTAACGCCCATACAATATCGCCTCGCCGTTGGCTTTTTGCCACTTTTCAAAAGGTTCTACGGTTATAGCTTGATTAAGCTCGTTGTTATCGTCGGATACTATCTCTTGCGTCATAGTACATCGGCAATTGATATCCTCTTCAGGTAAGCCAAAACCGCCGGGATACTGTGTCATTGCTCCTGTATCCGAATAGAAATAACCAAGCTCATCAGCAAGTTGCCCGTCCATGTAATCATGCGAGTCTCTGACGTCTGAATCGTGTGCTGTAAGCCAGCGTTTTGCTATTCGTATACCTAACGACTCGCCTGCTTCTTTTGCTTCGGTCATTGCGGCTTCAAGAGCAACGTTAGCAGCTCGGTGTTGCTCGGTTCTAACAATACGTACTGCTCGCTTGAACGCCTCTTCTCCAGCTTGAGTGATAAGCTTTGCTGTATCTTCATACGCAAACCCTTCGATAATGCCCTTGTTTACAGCATCCTTAACAGCGATAGCCGAGTCGCCTAAATTTAGAAGCGTCCTCGATTGGTGTCCTATCTTGTCTAACGGGTTAAACAGGCTCGCCTCGATTACACGTTCGTTGACACCGTAAGTAGCTACCTTTAAGCCGAGTGCTTCGGTAGCACCGTAACGGACTCGTAAATAGCTCATACGGGCTGCGTCAAGTATAAAATTGACATTCTTTTCATTGTTTTCGATTCCTAATGATTTTAACCGCTCTGCAATTGACCTTTGCATCTCTAATAGCCTGTTATATTTCATCAATTCGTCACGTGATAGTTTTCCTTGAACGGCGTGCTTTTCGTATAGCTCACTGATTCGTAGCTTAACCTCATTAAATGTCTGCTTGTATAGCTTCGCAAGTTCACGAGCCGCTTTGACTTCGAGTCGATCGAGGTCTTTTTGTACGTAGCCGAACTGCTCGGTAAAAAAGTCAATTCGTTGCTTGCGGTTCTTGAGAATCATTGTCTATTGTCCTGTAAAGAGACGATAAATAATCGTCCTGTTCTTCTTCTATGCGTTTCAATTCTTCGTCGGTATTTTCTACTATTGACGAAGGTAGTATATCGATAATCGACCGTTTGCTGATAATACCGTTCAGCTTTTGTGCAAGTTCTGCCCAGTATGTTTCGTCATTTGGGATATTCGCTTGAAAATCGTAACTAATCCCATGCGGATTGAATTCGATCCCGTGCAGCATTCGCCAACCAGTGACTAACACTTCTAATTGTTCGTCTAACCCATATTCAAAAGAGGCTATTTTGTTTAATCTATTGTTATCCATTGCAAGCAGCTTATATTTGCGGCTTTCGCCACTTTGCGCTGCACCTGAAAACTTTTCATCGGAAAAGTCAACGGTTCTGCTTATCCTGTAGATATTATCTTTGAGCCTGTTAATAGTGTCGGCTAGACGAGTATCTCCAATTGCCTTACTAATATATCGAGCATCTGCAAGTTCGTCCATCGTCTGAATAAGCTTGGCGTCACGCAGCTGTTGCATTTGACTCGGGTCTAGTTTCATACGTTTTAGAAATAATAAGCTGTCACGAATATCCTCTAAATCGTCTAAATCAGACGAAGCAATTCTATCATATGCATCGATTAGAGTTTCTACACGGTCGAAATCGCCCGAACCCTCTTCATTGTTTCTGAATTCAACGATTGGCACTTTTGTAAATCCGTGCAAGTATTGAGTGACCTTTGACCCGTCCTCATTGGTTTCGGGTAGGTTGAAATTGTAGCTATCTTCGTAGTAATTCTCTCCGTCATCGGATTGCGTGTAGTAATAGACGAATTGATTATCGTAGAACTCGACTTGTTTGCGTATTTTCTTATCTGACGTTTCGACGTCGTAGTATCGTATTGCGAAAAGTGTTTCGTTCGTTATCTCATCTTTGACGATCTTGAACTCGTAGGGCATTAGATTGACCATCCACAGCTTTTTGTCAAGCTGGTAATATAACCGCCCTGCTTTTCCGAGTGCCGATAAGCGCTTAGCTAAATATTGGTCTTGCCTTGCGAGTTTGTTTCTGTCTACAAATTCGGTAAACAGAAGTCTTTGGCGTTCAGGTATCTCATCGTCTCGGATGTTATAGCTAATCGGTCGACCAATGAAATAATTGGTTTGCGTTGATACGATTTCGCCTCTGAAATCGTGTTTTAATTTATTGTTGATTTTAGTATGAATAGAACGAATCTTCTTGTCAATTTCAAGAGAACCAATCGATTGCAAGCATCTGTTCCACTTAGCTTGAGCTTCTTTATCTTTTACCTTATTCGCCTCGATAATATCTTTTATTAGAGTCGGTCTGAAATTATCAAACGTTCCGAATTTCTTGTATTGCGTAGAAAAATTGCTTACGTAGTCCATTATTGCCATCCTATAGTAGTATTTGGATAACCGATTACCGTTTCGCTTTGGTTCATTTTCTCCTCAAGTGCGTATCGCAAAGCATCGATTGCGTGGTCGTCTGTTAGTTCAGGCACTTCCATAACCTCGCCGTTTTTATCTTTTTTGAAGTGATACGAATCCAACTCGTTAATTAAATTCACGCACGATTGATTGACGATTAGTTTTTTGCCTTGGATGTACCTAATACCGCTTAAAACACTTCCAGCACCCTTTTTCACAGGTAACGCCGACACACCTAACGAACGTAGTTTCTGAATAGATTTCGGCTCGGCTGAATCGCAATAGATAATCGATCCTTCGGTAAATCGTTTTGCAAGTTCGGCAAGTCGTTCGTTGGTTAGTTCTTTTTGGTATATCTCTTCATCAACGTATATTATACTATCGTCTGAATATACTCGAACGATTGCGCTCGGATTGTTCCATCCAAAATCAAGCCCGTAAGTCGGTTTGATACCAGTCAATCTCTCTGGCTTTTCGGTTGCCACGGAGTAGTCGAATATTACGCCACCGATAACACCCCAATTACCTAAATAATAAACGTTATACATATAATCAGATTGGTCTTTGTAATTGCGATATCGTTGTTTATCGATATCAGACAGGAACTTATTGTCTTCGCACGTAGTTTTGTGATACAAACAATCGTATTTGCCGCTATCGAATATTTCTCTTTTTATCCAGTGCGATTGACGTATCGGATTAAATCGCAAAAACATTCGTCGAGGGAGCTTCGAGTCGCCACGCTGCCTGGAGTCAATTAGCAAAAAGTCGTCCTCACTAATTTCTGTCGCTTCTTCAATATGCACGTCGTTAAACATCCCGCTTGGCGGCGTGATAGACTTTAATTTCTCTGCATCATCGCAGCCGACGAAATACGCAACGCTACCGATTTGACATCGTATAGTCATATCCGAATAGTTGATCTTAAACAAGTCGGCTACCTCTAACTGGTCTAATGCTTTCAACACCTCACTAAACACAGAACGCTTTAGAGTGCGAGCAACCTTGCGAACGATTAGCTGATTGCGACCTTGAAGCATACTCATAACGATGATTTGAGCGCTTGCTACGGATTTACCACTACCGGCCCCGCCATACATAACGATTAGCCGCTTGTCGTAATAGTCGACTAAGTCAATAAACGCGTCGTTCATCACTTCATCGCTATTTATCGTTGTCGAGTTCCTCATTGCTAACCTTTTTGTATTTATTGAGATTGATTATAACTTCTCTTATCTTATCGTCGTCGGCCTCTTTGCCAAGTCCACCGACGCCAATTTTTACAAGCGTTGACGTTAGATACGCATTCGGTTCAGCCGTTTTGTGTTTGATTGTCTGTTCGACCAATACCTTTTCGCCATCTTTGTTAGTTCGAAACTTCGTAGTCGTCTCTGTTGTCTCGACACCAGTCAGGAGTTTTTGGATAGCCGAAACGGTTAAGGATTCCAAATAGGTTTTTGTTTGCTCCTTACCTTTATTATATGCGTTCCTAAAGTCCGTATTTTTGTTAAGTAAATTGTAAAATGCTGTTTTACTTATTTTTAACTCTTCAAATATCTCTTTGTCAGTATGCGCTTCGGCTTTCATGCGCTCTACGACTGGTAACATATCGGGGTCATATATTCCCTTTGCGCCAGTTTTATTTATACCTTTACGTTTTGATTTATTCTCTTGGCTCATTGCTCTATCGTTGCATTGAAAAGTTTATCGTATGTATTTTTCACTGCGTAATATTCTCTTTCTAACTCTTTCTTTCGCTTCATCAAAAATACTCCTCTGTTGGAAACGGCACGGATATGCCAAATTTTTCTGCAGTATATCTGTTTACCGTTTCGTAGATTTCACTCACTTCTTTAGTTGATAACTTAGTCGACGAGTCCTTATCTGTTTGCGCTTTTTGGATTGGTCTCCATAAAGTCTCTTTTATCAATTCGGCGGTTACAGGCACGTCGACCTCTTCTGCCAAGATAAGCTTAGCGTCAATACCAGCTTCGTTGAATGCATCGGATAAAAGGGAAAAATATAAATGGATTGCGTTATTTTGGGATGAAGTGCGTGTCTTAGTTTTCGATTTGATTTCGATAGTGACATAATCGCTATCTAATGACGCCAAAAAACGGACGAAGTCGTCTCTGTTTTCAGGCAGTATCTTTAAGTCTTTGACATATGCGTCAAATTTCACACGCTCCCCCTTATTGGCTCTGAGTAAACTGCGAGCGAGGAAGAGCCGTCCCCGCTCGCCCAAGGAGGACTTCTATGAAAGTCCATTGTTTTTGTTAAGCTCGGTGTCAAGCTGTAACAATAGTTCATACTGGCAGGATATCCTTGCCATACAATTCCCCTTTGTTAAATATCATTTGACTTGTCAAGCATTTTCTTCAATATTTTTATAATTCTTCATCATCGTCGAATTCTTCGTCGTCATCATAATCGTCTAATTGCTCAATTGTAGAATCGTAACGTCCGCCGTAACAGACTACCTTGACCAAGATTGATAGCAGTAATACCAGCAAGATAATTTTAATTACAGTTATCATTTTTCCTCCTTATTTATTATCGCTCCAGCCCCTGCGCTTTTCACTGCGAAAATCACGCTTTTGGAGCATAAATAGATTGAACATCTCATCGAACCTCGAACGTATCCGTTCGGTATAACGGTTTTGTATTTCATTAAGCCCTAAATTAGACGTTATTATAAGCAACCGAAAACCACCACCACGCCACCGATTGTAGATTTCTAATAATAATGACGTAAAAAAGGCACGGCTGGCAGGCGTATCTTCCTCTGAACCTAAGTCGTCTAATATGAAGTTACGGGAGAGCATATCATAAGCACGTACTCTCTCTTTTCGAGAATAAGCGTCCTTGGCTCGTTCCCAAATTTCTGAAGCATCTACGAACTCATAACTTACGTCTTTTCGATAGTGTTTCGGCAACACAGCTTCAGCAATCAACTCTGCCAGTAGTGTTTTACCACTGCCGACCGAACCGAATAGAGCAAATGACTTTTGTTCATTTATATTGATAAGCGCTTGTTTTAATTGTGTTACAACTTTGCTGTTATTAAGCTCATACCAGTCTGGTAATTCTAATTTATATGAGTTCGATTTTAGAAACTCAATTTTTTCCTGTTTTTTTTTAATTTCTGCCTGCTCTGCCTCAATTTTTGCTTTGAAAACAGGGTCTTTCAATCGTTGTTGATACGTTTCAATTAATGTATTTACATCATACTGTTTTAGAATTTCGCTCATTTCGTCCTCCTTTTCAGATTCCATTAGATTCGACTGGTTCATTTTCAACCTTAATTTTTTTCTTTCTACCACCTCTTGCACCGTAATATCTCGCTGAATAACAGGTGAGAATTTTCATAATATCTTCTGCCAATTCTTCTTCATATTTCTTGTCTTTCACTTCCATTATTTCAACTATGATTTCCAGATTAGAGAAAATGGCATCCAGATATTCATAACCAAATCGAGCAAGCCTATCTTTGTATTCAATCAGCACCCGTTCAACTTTACCCTCGAAGCACATCTTGATTAGTTTGTGTATGCCATTTCGCTTCTCATTTATCCCACTGGCAATCTCATCAATCAAAACATACTTGTAACCTTTGGCTTCTGCGTGTTTTCTTAACCTGTCTTTTTGTCGTTCAA